TCCGGAACGATTTATAGTGAAATAAACATGAACCAAAAGAGAATGTCTCAACTGGTGTTTGCTTTCATTACCTTCGACCTAATCGACGAAGGATACTTTTCTGAAGAATGGGTTTCCCTTAAAGGGTTCCCTTTTACAACAGAATCAATTGGCGAACCTGGACTTAAATCTAGGATCGTCACTAAGGGTCCTGCAGTAGTGCAGGTCTATTTACAACTTTGTGCGCATGTTTTCAATAATATATTGAGACACGCGGACGTAGTTACTCACGGGCTGTTCGGAAAATCGGCAGCCTGGGACTTTTTCATTCAAAGAGTGAGAACGAATAATCCATTTTCCTGCTATGAAGACAACTTGTTTTTAACATGTGACTACACAGCAGCTACTGACTGGATGGAAAGAGAACCAACCAGAATAGCCTTCAGATCTTTCTGTAAGGGAATGGGAATTACAAATTCCTGGCTTTTAGAATCTGGCAATTGTATAACAATGCCGATGCTATATGACGGTACCACTCTCACAAAGAGAGGGGTGCCTATGGGGTTACCTATGTGTAAGCAATTACTTACAATATGTAACGGAATGATCCTGTCGAGAAACAATACTGTTCAAGCAGGATGTAGAAACAGTAGTCTAGGAGACGACTGTATTGCTGAGGGATCCTTATCGGATCACGTGATTACTTAGGGATTAATGAAATTGATTGGTTTTAAACCAAATGATAAGACATTAGTTGCTAAGTTCGGTTGTTGCTATGGGGAAGCGATTTTGGTAAAATCGCTTTCTTGGCAAAATAATCCACATGAGAAAACCAAGTGGAATCCAAACGTAACTATATGGGAAACTCCGGAAAATGTTCCAGAACCTCCTTTTATAGATTACTTTAAAATGCGATTGTTTTCTGTATTTCAAAAGACAAACGCTGATTCAGATTGTTCACCGTTATACGGTAGGAACGATATGTTTAATAGGCAAGTAACGTGGATGAGATCCATTTACAAAGGCCAAACAGAAGTTGCGAAACGAGTTTTCGCTCGAAACTTCTTTAAATATATGCCACTAACAATGTATATAACATTGCCCGCCGAAGCAGGTGGGCTAGCTCTTGGGAAACCTCCGGTACTAGACCATTGGGATCCTAACATTTTAAAAGCACTTGTGCTTTTGCATGATAAAACTAACGATCTTAAAGAGTATGAGAGATTTATGATTTCTCAACTCTTAAGAATGTATATATCTCGGAAAACTTCCGAGAGAGGAATGAATT